CCCCTTGCTGCTATTGCATGATCCGCATAATACTTGCAGATTACTTAATGAATCATCTCCACCCAGCACCCTGGGAACGATGTGATCAACAGTCAATCGATCTTCGCTGCCACACTGTTGGCAACATTGATCTCTATTGATAACTGTCTGCCTAATTCTACGCCATGCTGAAGTAGATCCATTACTTTTAAGGCTACTCATTGCCAGCCTTTAGTCTTCAGATGCTTAAGAGCTTTGCAGTAATCGGGCTCGTCATACTGTGTTACTCCATAACGATAAGTAACGTAGTGCCAATACATCCAGAACTGTTTAACAGTTGAACCGGTCTTTAAGCTCTCAACCTTCATCTGATATAGGCCATAGGCTTGCTTAGTTCCACCTATATTGCCTATTGCTCGATAGTCCCATCGACTCTCTCTATAGATAATTTCATGATGGCATTTCTCTTGCTTATCTGTTAACTGGTATTTAGCTAGATCTTTAACGTATCGAATTGCTTGGTTACTCGCCTTAGCATCTAAGGGCATTGCTATAGATAGAGATATCCCAATAGCGATGGCTACCACGCGGGCTAGCCGTGAACGGCCCGCGCTGAGCCCTTGATGGGCTCTAGCCGTAGAGCGTACCATTGATGTCAAATCCATTTGTAAAACCCCTGATCAGATCGGCGTGTTGTTATCGGTTGTCAGTTGAATAGAACCCGGGCGACTTGAATGAGATACCCACTGAGCTATAAATCTTATGCATAGGTGAGTGACAGAACGGGCATTCTAAGTCATGAGGTTCATTGATGTGATACCAATGCTCGATCCTTGAGTTACTCTCGCAGTCCTCGTTGTCGCACTCAAATTCATATGTAGGCATTGCTATTCCTGTTCCTGGTGCATGGCTTTAATGTGAGCCAACATCATGCGGCTGATCTCGATCTGGTCTAAGAAGCTCTTAGCCGACTTAAGACTGTAACCGCATGGGCATGTGTGCATTACTGCTGGCATGTCCGACATTGCATCCCCTTAAATATCCATGATCCACACTGTGTGCATCTGTCAGGCTCTAGTTTATCAAGATCATTGTCCATTTCACCGTAACCTGCTTTAAGCAATAGATCGACCAGATCACCAAGTCTCATAAAGGCCAAATAGTCCTGGGGACTACCTTCTCCTTGACCATTAAGACGACAAGTAACGATAGGCAACCCACCAGTTTTAGCTGCCCTCTTTGTGACCTGATCGATCCATGCCTTTGGCTGGAACGCTGACCTAGCCTTAACTTCCATGTCGAACGGGACATGAGTTATATCTTTTCCAGCCCCTCGACCGATATCCGCATGCGGCCACCATCCCGACAGGTAACGCGCTACGACTCTCTCGGTAGAGAATCCTCTGTATTTACGGCTTTGTGAAGCCATTGACAGTATGACATTTCGAACATGACCAAGATTTATTAACTAGATTAACCTTGATGTCTTTGTATGGGATGGTCTCATTGCATAAGCAGCATCGAGTAGTGAATGTAAAGGTATCGAGGATCTCTACAACCTCTTTAGCTCGATAGATCTCATCCTCGGTTGGGAATGACTCCCACTCGCCATCTTGGTTCATGAACTGTAATTTACCCATGATTAGACTCTCGCCTTCTGGCGCTGCCATGCGCCCTCTTTATTGATCTCATACCAAATCACGTCATTAGGTGACTGGCATCGAGTGAGTTCCCCGGTGACTGCATAAGGGCACTTGAAATGGCCCCAAGGCTTACCTGCCTTAGTTGTTCCTGTCTTCCAAATCATGTCGCCATGTTGGCATTTGGGGATATCCTTCTCTGTCTGGCCGCCAATGATCTCTTTCACCGTGGCAACGGCTTCCTCCATTGTGTTGGGCATATTCGCCGGCTTGATAGTCCATGGATCATCCTCCTTTGGTACTGGAACATATTCGCCAGATGTCTCAGCCATCTTAGCTTTGGTCTCATCGATGATCGCTTCAGTCTTCTTCACTGTTGCAACCTTTGTCATTTCTTCACGCGATGCTCTCTTGCCTTTCGTTGCATAACCTGCATTAGCCAGAGCACGCCCAATCGCAGACGTTTCGCAATTCTCAAGGGCAGACGTAGCATTAACTCCGCGACCTTGTACCGTTTCCTCAGCAAGCCCAGTCGTCCAAGGCCTAGAATCAGCCTCAGTTCGAAAGATACTAGCCTCAACGATAAAACGACCAGACGATTGATCAAGAAGTCTAGTGTGGATCTGACCATCAGGATGCTCCTTCCAAAACTTGATTAGGCGTTCTTCTACTGTCTCGTAATCTTCTAAATTAAACATAATTCTCGTCCTCCTCGGTTGATAACTCGCAAGCAAGCGCTAGGTAAGCGCAAGCGTCTATATAACTGTCGATGTGGTCTGGTGTCTCCTGGAGTCTTGACAACTTGACTTCGACCATCGCCAAACACGCTTGATAGTCCGAGACTGGAATCTCAAACATCTGTTGGAGTCTGAGAGCAATTCGAGTCTGATTAATTCTAGGGTGACCGTAAACTCGTCCTCTGTCTCCGATGATGTCAGTTGCCGATAAAAGTACTTCACTAGCCTTCACGCTTTGACCCTTTCCTTCTTGTTGTAATAGGTCTGAACCGCTTTACGGCCCTTGAGGTAACCTACTCGATAGCCGACTGTGCGGCCAAGGTGGAAATATAGCGCAGCTAGAATAAACATAACTACTACGTCTCCGAATGATGGATCAAACATTTTAGCTCCCGTTCTTGTTGATGATTTATCAACGGGATAACTATGACAGTTATTGGAGCCTAGGCAATAGAATTTTGATAACGAAACGGTAACAATTCTGAGTCGTCCATATGGTCATCGATCGACCGGGCGAGTTCGTTATCTACGTCGTCCATAGCGCTTGCCTGAGACCACGAAGGTCCCATCTTTCTCAATGTAGATGAGATCGACCTGCACGTTCTTGCCCTCGACGTACATGATGGCGAAGGCTTGCTGCCAATTGGCTGAGCCTGTAGCCCCTAGGTATGACGCCTTGCCATAATCCATGAGATTCCCCACCTCGACACCATGCAGAACACGCCCTAAACGGCCCCCAGAGGCCTCTGAGAAGGACGATCTGCCCGCTCTGTGGGTATGACCTGAGATGACGGACTTCCCGTGCCTACGGGCCGCTTCTAGGGCTGATAGGCCCCCTTGAGACTTGATAGGGGTGTGGTCGCCGTGAACTGCTATCCAGTTGGGAGCGATGTTATAGGGCTTCTTGTGGAAAGTGATGCCAAGCTCATCGAGCTGCATGAACTTCTCGAAGCGCAGCTCTGGCAAAGATAGGAAGGATGGGATCTTCCTCATTATCTGGGTGTAAAGGCGATCCGTGTGATTGCTACGGATCATCTGGGTCACCTGTAAGTCGTAAAGTACCTGAACAGCCTCATCGCGATCCGCTCCAAGCGTCTGCTCATATGCCTCAGGCGTCCCTTCTGCCCACTTGCTAATGGTGTTGAAATCAATCTCATCGCCAATAGTGACGACTTCGTGCGGCTTAAACTTGCTGATAAAACTGGCTAAATTCTTAACTGCGTGTCTATCGTGGAACGGAACCTGCAGGTCGCTCACTATGACTATGCGCTTCATTAGTCCTCGTCTTCATCGTCCTCGTAGGGTATGCGATCCACTCGGTCAGGGATCGATGGCAGGATCCAGTCAGGGTAAGCGTCTCGATCGGTAATGATTGCTAGGCACATATCTACAGGAAATCCTGCCCTGCGTAGTGCTCTATACATTTCATGCAGGCTTATAGCCCATGCGTCTAGCTGTGAGTAAGTATCGAGATCGATAACTTTCTTTCTTGCCATGTCAATTATTATCGGTCAAGAAGGATGTTATAAATCTCATCGACACGCGCATGGAGTCGTTTAATCTCAGCAAGTAAATGAGTAATCACGAACCCAGATAGGCCGCCTACGATTGCCAGGCTAGCGAAGTAAAGGGTGAAGAAGTCGCTTTGTGTCATTTCTTCTTCTCTACTGTATCTACTGCCGCTTCTAGAGCATCTGCAACGATATCGCCTACGGCTTTCTTGGCTCGGTAAGACTTGATCGCTGCGCGAATAACCGGGATAGCAACCAACCCTAGTGTTGCGTAGATAATTGCTTCCATTATTTGCCTCCTAATAGCGGTATATCAAAGAACGAACCATCTGTGTCGCCCTTTTTACTGAAAGAAATATGGCAATGGTGGTTATGCGGATTGCTTCCAGAATACTTGCGCCAGCGCCATCCCATGCGAGACGATGCAATGCGCCCGTTGAATATGACATAGGCAATGCGCTTTTCTCCTGCCTTGGCAGCGAGTCGAATCTGATCTGCAATATCTGGCATGAGGTCAGGCTTGCCTGACTTGTGGACATCTCGATCGACATCGATGGCTCTAACAATCCCAGTCTCTCGATCAGGATTGTGATCAGAAGGACGCGCTGAATGACGGAGATCGCCGATCCAGCCATCGGAACGCCTATCACGATCTGGGAACGTGTCATCGAACTGTTCTCTTAACTGTTGCCCAGCCTTGCATAATATTGGTTTCATCCAAGCAGTAACTTTGCTTCGTCTTCCGTGATGCCTAAACGATCGAGTAGGGCTGCCTTGGCTGCTGCCTTGGCTGCTGCAATTTCAGGTTCCTTTGCAATCTCGGCTTCTACCTGCTCCTTAGTAGGCTTGGGATGATCGCTCAGCCAGTCTATATCTTCGTAGGAATCTCCAACCAATGTCCATTGGGCGTCTGGGCAAAGGCTAAGCAATGCGTCTGCAATTCTTCTTGTTGTCATTATGCACCAATTTCCATAAGTACGAGAGTAGAGAGAACATTGTTATCTTGGACTTGAACATAGGATGAGTTATTGAAACTGTTAAATTGCGCTTTATATGTAGTCGCTGAAGTAGTAGCAGGGGAATCAAGATAGTTGATTGAGACTGATCCAATATCATTAACTGCGGTACTACCAGTAAAAGCGGCATAGTCGGATGGCCGAGCGATCTGTGTTGCTCCTCGAAGCCATTGAATCTGAACAGATGTATTAGTTCCAACCTTAATAACTCCGTTAATTGTTCCTAGGACTAGAATCTTGCTAGTTGAAGAAGACGGTGTAATTGTTGCGGTTAGGCCTGTATCGATGTAAGAATTAGTTGAACTTGTTACTGCGGTTGAATAACCAGCATAAACCACCTGAAGGACTTTGCCGCCGCCTGAAGGAGTAGCCCATTTAAGACCTGTTGAGGTTGATGAGTCAGCCGTTAAAACTTGACCATTCGTACCTACTGCTAGACGTGCAGGTGTATCCGCTGCAGTTGCAGAGATAAGGTCACCCTTAGCGTCAAGGATTGTTAACGGATCTACTGCTACCCATGAAAAATCTAAATCTGTTCCAGAAGCCTTGGCTAATACCTGACCTGTCGTACCACCCTTAAGATCAACTAGAGCCGTGTCAATATCCTGACCAAGTGCAGCAATAGCGGTTGCGCCATCCTTTACTAGGTCTGTGGATTGAGGAATATCCCATCCAAAGTTAGTCGTTGTTGTTGCCATTACGCTACTGCTCCTATCGCATCTAGCCAGGTTAGGCTGGTGTTAAGTGTATTCCATGTCTCTGCTGCATTGACCTGTTCCCATTTTACCGCAACTTGGCTAAAGTTCACAGGAGATGCGTTGAATGTTACCGTCAAATTGTTAAGTGAGGCTCTAAAGGTCCAACCCTCAACATAGCCCTGAAATGATCCGCCGGTGATATTTGGCGGCAGGTTCTGGATCCATACTGGTTGGCCCAAGAAGATATTGATTAGCGCGTCTCGGTCAGCATCATCGATCTCAGGGTTGCCGAGAACGAATGTAATGCTCTGAAACTTAGGATAAGGGTTGGCTCTTAGCTCGATGTATCGATTTGCCAGCGCCTCAGCGTCTACAGTGTTTTTAATACGTGAAGTGTAGTTTTCGGCATAAACCCCATAGGTTGCTTGGCTAACTGGATCTGTAGCGGTATAAGTCTGGTTTCCATTATTGTCATAAACGATAGTAAATGAGTTTCTGAGATCTCCTGCTCGGGTTGTTGCAGATAGACCAAGGCCATTGGCGTGGTTAGCGTCTAGGGTTGTGTATCCATTGTTGGCTAGATAGTCCTGGCGATGAGTTGAGTCCGCATAGCCGATATTGCCGTTTGCGTCCTCGTAAAGAACCCCAAAGGCTGAAGTAGCAATAGCGGTGGCTAAAGAATAAAGATCTGTATTGTTCGATGAGCGAGAAATCATGTCGTAATCGCCAGGACGATCGATTTCGCCAAGTCCGATATTTACTGCATTTTCCCAAGTCTCAGTAGGGTCATAAGTTGCCCAAGTCTGAGCTGCTGGCACGTCATTCCATGAGCCTAGGAGATATCCTGAAAGAAGACTATAAATCTGATCGCCGTCAAAGTCTTGAGACAGGATGCCAGGATCAATAATCTTAGGTAGTTTGGCCAATGCGCCCAAGGCGGTAATAGTGGCAACTGTTGTATAGCCCCTAGAACCTGCGCTATTTACTGTAATTGTGAAATCTGAGATATTGCCGCCAAAGATAGGGACGTAAGCCCCTAGAGAGTCAGTAACCTCAACGGTAATACCAGAGCCTACATTGAAGTCATAGGTGACGTTATCAAAGTTAATTAATTGAACCTGGCAATACCCGGCAACTGGTTGCTGATAGATATCGGTACGGCCTGAAGTTACCGTCAAATCGGCAATGGTGATATTTGATAATTCCGTGCCATTGACAATAACCTTGTAATCAGGTGTATATGCCGTCATTAGAACGCTAACCCTGCTGCGCCTAAAGTTCCTCTAGCTGCTGAATTGTTAAGTACGTTTACAATGGTTCGAGCAGTGCCTTCAGGATCGATCGCGCCATTAACCGTAATATTGGTCTGAGTTGAGGCTTGCGATACTCTAGGCATAACTGGAGAGGCTACGGTCGGAGTATCGAAAGAAGACTTAGTAGCGTTGCCGCCAAAGAAGTTAGATACGGCCCCTGCTGCGGCCTTAATCGCATTGACGATAGACATGACGCGGTTGTAAATCGAGTTCAAGGTCTGGACGAAATCAGCAAAGGTATCAATCGCGGCTCCGATAATCTTGCCTAGGGTGCTAAATGCTCCGCCCAGTACCTTGCCGATTAATGGTGCGAGGAAGTCCTTAGCAAAGTTATAAATAGCAATCATAAAATCATAGAATGGCTGCAAGCGCTCATTGTTATCATCGAGTGAAGTCTTGACTGAATTAAATGCTGAGCGTAGGCCATTTATAATAGGCTGGATAATTTTCATGACTGGCGCTAGCTTCTCGCCAAGATTGTTCGTAAAGTCTGAAATTGCCGGGATAACTCGATTCACGATGATTTCAACCATGGGAGTAATAGCGTCTAAGATAAACGCTCCTACGGTCTCCTTGCCTTCATCAAATGCGATCTGAAGGCGTGTCATTTTGCCTTGGAAAGTATCGGCTTGAACTGATGCCTGATTTTCGAAGGTGCTGGCGAGTTTAGCCGTAATCTGATCCATGCTCATTGTCTTGAGTTGAGCGGATGTAAGGCCTACGCCTAACTTCCCAAGGGCAGCGGTATTGCCTTCTGCTGCCTTAGCCATAGCGTTTGTAACCGCCTCTAGCGATTTGCCGCTACCTGCTGCGACATCGATGGCGATCGTCTGTAATTGCTGGGCTTTGCGTAGATCGCCAGTGGCACGGGCTAAGCGTTCAAGCGATGGACGAAGTTCATCATCTGTAACACCAAAGGCTAGAGATGTCTTGGTTATATAATCTTCTGTAGCTGAGATCTGATCTTCTGTAGCCCCTGTAACGTTCTTAAGGGTAAGGGCTAACTTCTCCTGAGCTGCTGCGTCTGCAATGGCTGATTGAACGCCATCGATGGCCAACTTGCCCGCATAGGCTACGGCTGCTGCGCCTGCTGCTGCAAAGGCTAGCCCGGCTTTCTTACCGAACTCTGAAACTTTGCCGCCAAATGTCTGAACGTCATTATCTGCAGTCTTCAGGTTCTTAGTGAAATTATCAACGTCTGCAAGGAGTTTGAGCGTTAAGGCTCTTGTGCCTGTTGCCATTATGTCCACTCCTTTAGAATCTTATCGAATGCTGCGGTCCACTTAGCAACGATCTGCGGTTGAATCTTGCGCAGAGTTGGATAAATAAACCAACCCTTAGAGCCTCGACCTTGACGGCCAGACCATACGGGGAACTGCTTATATTTATTAGAACCAAATTCTGAACCGCCCCAGATCTGCTTAGTGGTTGCTCCACCTGAAAACTTCTGAGAGGCAAAACCATAAGTGATCTCACCAATACGGCTAGACTTCTTGACCCTAGAGCCTTCAGCGATACGACTTGCTACCTTACGGCTTTGCAGCGAGTTAGAAGTCTGAATAACTTCATCTCGAGCGAATTCCGCCAGTGCTCCCGACTGGCGTTTAGCTTCATCGACTGCCTCTTCACTCATGTTCTTTAAGGCCTTGAATACTGCGCGGAGTTCTGTCTGGTCTAGTGCTACCAACTCACTTGCCACGATTACGCTCCTCTAGTACTTCAATAGCGGTCAGAATATCCTCACCTGTTCGCCAGTGATCCATGGGGATCTGTGTGGCTATCGCCAGTTCTACTAAGAGTCGGCTTACGCTTCCTCTTGGATGGCTTTTGGGCTCTCATCACCGACTTCAACATCGATAACGGATTCCATCCAGACATCTAATGGCTTTACTGGCTTTCCGCCGGCATCGCGCTTCATGGCTGAATGAGCGACATAAAGAATGTCCCACATCCCACCAAATTGAGAGATAACCTTTTTAGTGTTCATCTCCCACTTAGCGTAATCTGGCGGACGTACCTGGTAAGTGGTCTCGGTTCCGTCTATATATTTAATTGTTATGTTTTGCTGCATTTGTTTGCTCCCGTGTCTAGTTTTTAGCTGAAGGTCTCTGTAACTTCACCCTTAGCGATCTTGAATGTGAAGTCTACTGTCTGTGCGTCTGTTCCTGATCCGCCTGCAGTTGGAAACTCAGGAAGAATTGGGAAGACGAACTGAGCGCCTGTTACGGCAGTCATTGTTACTGAGATTGTTGTATCTGGTGCTGACTCTGCCGCGGTCCAAAGAGCCTCACATACTGAGTTGGCTTTACCCCAGTCAGCAAGCATAGATAGAGCAAATGTGCCTTCTACGTTTGTTGTCTTGTAGGCTTCGCCATCGAGTGTCTGGTATGTCTCGCGAAGGTTGGTCTTTGTGAGAATTGCTGAAGTTGCTTGGGCATCGACATCTGTTCCACCTGTGAAAGATAGAGAAACATCGCGACCTGTGATTACTGTGGTTGCCATTATTTATCCTTAGTTTGATTGAGTGTAGTAGGTAGAAACTCTGATATCTGCCACCAAGCAATTAGATGGCCCAACCTGAGTAACTGTTGGCTTTTCAACCGCTCCGATTGTGTACCCTGCTGGGATAACTTTCAGAACACTTATTACGAGCTGCTCGAGATTGTCGAGCGATGCAGGGTTAGAGTTGTAAGCAACTGCAACCGAAATGACTAGGTTAATTTTAGTGTGAATTGTGCTCTTGTTGATAATGTCTAATTCTAGGTATGGAGAATCTGGGACACACACTACGAAAGGCACCATAGGAGCCTCTGGGACGTAGGCATAGACGTTACCTGCTACGTTAGCAAATGCAGTAGCTAGAGGCTGACGAACTGTATCTAGAATTGTGTTAGGCATTATTGCACCATTGAATCGGTATCGATATAAGGCCCTAGAAGTCCTGAAACACGGTTGAAGAGGCTGCGCCCTAAACGATATGGGCTAACACTTGTGAAGTCCACGCCCTCGATCTGGCCGCCCGGTGCGATGCGAGATTGAAAGACTTCGACAGATACGGCTAGGACTGCAGACTCGACCGCGCTTACTCCAACGTAGGTAGATGCGCCTGAAAGGGTTGCCTTGCCTGATGGAATGACCTTACGCTCATTAATGTCGGCGTTTGTGATTGCTACTGTGAAATAACCTGTAAATTCTGAATAGATAGCGTCTAAGAAGATGCGAGAATCTGAACGTACTACGAATCCTTCAGCATCGATGTTGCTAGACTCTAAAATAGTAAAGGTTCCGTTAAAGGGTGAACCGCACCCGGTGATTACTACTGATTGACCTGCGCTGAAGTTATTGTCTCCAAGGACGCGGTATGTAGCGATATTGCTCTCAAGCTGAACCGATGAGATCGGTGATGCGTAGGTAACTAGCATAGGCAAGATTACGGCCTCTGCAGTGTCGATTACGTCTGTTAAATAAGCATCGCTATAAAGGGATGTAGAGACACCGAGAATAGATCTCAGTTCTGCAACTGTAACGATTGAAGCCATCTCTACATCCTCTCTATAAAACGACTGGGGGAGCGATCGGGAGCAACCGCCCCCCCATGATTAGTTTGTTACTACGCCACCATGTAGCGGTATGATCCAGGGCCAAGTTTTGTGGCCACTGCACCATAGCCATAGTAGCCAACCTGAACCTGACCTGTTGAGATCAAGTTTGTCTGGAGTGAGAGACGTGGGCTCTCGTACCAGGTGTAAGCCTCTGGGTTAATGACAATCATTGTGTTATCGCCAAGTCCTGAACCGTCTGTAAGTGCGCGTGATACGCGAAGGTTCAAGCCAAGAAGGTTTCCACGAACTGCAGTTGCAGTTAGGTTGCCACCTGCGTTTTGTGGGTTGATTGTCTGCTGGAAGATTGGACGGTTTGAAGAATCGACCAAGCCCATGAGTGCGCCCCATTGTTCTGGAGATACAACGATGTTCTCGGCAAATCCGAGTGTGCCCTTGTAGATTGAAACTGCTGCATCTGATACGAAGTCAGCTGCGAGTGCACCTGTTGTGATCGCTGCGCGGTTTCCGCCGTCTGTTCCGCCGTTGATTAGAGCGGTTCCGACTGCTGCATCTGTAGCCTTTGCATATGCGAACTCCATTTGACGTACGAGTTCAGCAAAGAATGCTGGAGATGAACGGTCGAGAAGCTCTAGACTGAACACTTGCTGACCAATGAACTTCTGAACATTTACAGTAACGAACGCTGCGTTCTGGTCTGTCTCTGATGGTGTTCCGCCTTCAGATGCTACTGCAACTGTTGGAGCAACTGTAATCTTTGGGATCTCGAATGTCATGCCTGCATCTGGAAGAGTTCCGCGTGAGACTGAATCGATGAATGGACGATCTGCGTTTGAGATGCCATTGATAACTTCTGTTAGTTGGCGTGTTGGAACTAGGCCAGCGTTGTCTGTTGTATCTGCTGCTGCTGCAACATATAGACGTGACTCTTCTGAGCCGAGCTTTGCACGGACTGAGTGCTCGAGATAAGAAGCCTTATCAACGATTGGGTTACGAACTGTAGTTGAAATGTAAGGTGCTGTTGCAGCCTTAACTTCAACCTTAGCAGCCTCTACCGTTTCTGCGGCAGGAGCAACTTCTGGAACGGTAGTGTCTGACA